GATCGTCCCCGTAATCGGGTTCCTGCCACTCGTAGGGCACAATCCAACCAAAATAGGGTGATTCCATGGCGTTAAAAGGGTAGAGGGGCCCGGAGGCCCCGGTTAATCAGCCGCAGGCGGTGGCGGCGAGCTTGGCGCGACCCCCGTGCACCGGGAACGTGATCACAAAATCGCGATCAGCCCGTGCGCAGAGCGGGGTGCCACCCCCGCAGCTGCTGCATTGTGTGGGGGAGCCCTCAAAGGTGGCGGGGCACTGGCGGAACGTGACCCCATCGTGCTCGAACTTGGCGGGGGAGCCCTCGGGCACGATGCAGACCACCGGCAGGCCACGCTTGGCGAATCGGGCGGCGTCGCTGCGCACCTCGGTGCTCAGGTTGACCGTGAAACCCCGGCGGATGGCGGAGCGGATGGCGGCCAGGTTGGCCCCGGTGCGCAGGTGATGCGTGTAGGTCCAGCCCTTCAGGTGAGAGGCAGCCTCAGCCAGCATCCGCAGCAGATCACCACGGATCGCGCCGCCAACGTGCCACAGGTCGCCAGCCACGTTGTGACGGAACCTGGAGCCCGGCTTGAGATTGCGGACGGCCGCAATAAAGTCCAGCTCGGGCAGGCCACGGGTGCCGGCAGTCACGGCATCCCAGTGCAGACGGGTGTAGTAACCGGCATCGGCATAGCAGAATGCCTTAGCGGGGCAGCCCTCGGGGCAGCTGCCTCGGCCCGTGGTGCTGACCGGGATGGGGCCAGTCTTATCGTTGCCAGACTTAAGCGTCAGTGCAGTGTTCATCGCGTGCTAAGTGCGAAGTGAATCGGGTTCGATCCCGATGCATCAATCCTAGCCCATCGGCCAGCAGTTCAGCGGTTTTGTCACAACTCGTCACATGTAACACTTCTTCATTAAGTACTATCAACTATCAACTTTGTAAAAAGTTGTAAAAGGGGGCCGGAGCCCCCTGGCATCACAGCCCCAACTCTTGAATCAGTGGTTTGCCGTGTTGCTCGGTGTACTCGATGGTAAGGCCATCATCCGAGCCAAACTCTAGAGGCACGTCCGATAGATCCATCAGGTAGCAGCTGGAGAGTGGCAAGACGGTGCCACTTTCGGTGCAGACAATGAAAAGGTTCTCGTAATTCATGGTGATCCTTGCTAAGTGGATGGTGGAGGGGGCCGGAGCCCCCTGGTGATCAGGCCTCAGTGTAACCGTCAAACCACTCCCCTTCCTTGCGAGTTTGGGGATCCTTGCAGTGGGCCCGGGCTTGCTCCAGGGTCAGGCCCCGTTGGATGATCCGGTTGGGCCGCCCAACGTGGGGAGCGTAGAAGCGAACGATGTTGTACATGGTGATCCTTGCTAGGTGGATGCACCGAACCTTTCGATTCGGTCCCCTCACTGTAGCCCATCGCCAACCGTTACGGGGCTTCTGTCACAACTTGTCACATACCTTTCTTTTTTTCCTGGTATGTAAAGTTTTGTGACGGGCGGGCCAGATAGCTGCCGGAAAATTTTCCCAAAAACGAGGTTTCTATAGGGCCGGTAGGGGGAACAAATATAGCGTATTTAGTCGATCTAAAATCACTTATATCTAAATAGTGTGTTTATAAAAATGCCTGTTTCTCCGCAGGACTTTGCGATTTGGTCCGACCTCACAGGCAATCCATATCCTCAAACCCCGGCTGAGCGTATGGCGCTCGCCCCAGAGGTTTATCAGTTCACCAAAGGCATTGGCCGTCGCGGTGGCTACGGCGTGAGCCCTGTGCGTAAGGCTGTTGATGTTATCGGTAAAGCTGCCCTTGGTGCTGGCTTAATTGCTGGTGCGGCCTATTTGGGTGGTGAAGGCTTTAAGAAACTGCAATTAGATGATGAGCCCGCAGTTCCTCCGGCCCAGCCACCGGCTGCCAACCCCATGGGGCAAGCAGTTACTGCGTCGATGGATGTAACTCCGCCGACGACTTCTGATCGTTACGGTCAAGATATTGTTCCTCATCAAACCCAAACGATGCAGGCAATGCGCGGAGTTTCTCCCGCAAAGCCAACCGTAGTTGATTCCGAAGAGAAGCCCGCTACTCAGAGTCATGTCATTACTTCTAGCCAAACTTTTACCCCTGGCAATGAAGTTGAACAACTTTCAAAAGCTGCTACCCCGCACACCCCAGTCCGTGATCGTGCGGATGAATTGATTGCCGAGTTTCTGGGCAATGTTGCTTCTGAACAACGGCAGCAGGCTCGCGTCGAGAAGTCTGTGGCTGAATATGCCGCTGGGGTTGCTGGTCGCGGCGAACGCGCCCTTAAAGATGTTTTAAAAGAAGGTCGTCAAGAGGGGATTAGCCCTGTTGGGGTTGGTGCTGTCCGTGCTGCTGAGAGCTTCCGCCAGACTCCTCAATACACTGAGATGATGCGCTCCGCCGGTGCTTCGATGGAGCCCGAGGAATTGATCGGTGGCTCCGCGCAGCCCGTCAGCTTCACCCAGGTTCGTCCAACTCCTGAAACCCGTCTTACTGGTGCAGAACCCGCAGCAGTCGAGAGTCCGATCACGGCAATGGTGAGCCCCAAGGCGGAAGCCCCCGCTCCAGTAGCCGCTGCCCCTGTTGCTGTTGCACCCGCACCGACTCGACGCACTGCAGAAAGTGAGGAAGCTGACGCGTTTGCACGTAAGGCGCTGGGTTTAATGCCTAAGAGCCAAGGCGCGGCACTGTTAAAAGCCAAGCAACCGGAAGCCATCGTCACTAGCCAGCCAGAATCAGTTCGAGTATCAGAAGATATTAGTGATACTACTGCTAAGCTCTTGCGTCAAGCAAAAGCAATGCGGACCTCTCGGGAAGAAGCAGGCGGTATGATTTCGCAGGATATCCCTGCTGGTCCGATCCACAACATTAGTGTTTCGCCCGCCAACGAAGTTGCGGTTACGTACAAAACCAAAGCCGGCGCTCAAACCTATAACTTCGATGCCGATCCTAAATATGTCAACGAACTCGTTGATCGGATCCAGCGCGGTACTTTTGTAAAAGGGCAAGATTCCGCTGGTGGCTTTATTAATGCCGGTCGCAGCATGGGCTTACTTCAGTAATCCAACGGTGTTAGATTTAATTTATTGAGGTACAAATTATGTCTTTTCTTGAGCCAATTTTGGCCATGCTCTTGGGCATTGGCGCGGCAGCTGCTGCTTCGTTAATCCGGAAAAACCTGGCTGCAGGACGGCTTTTAAAATATGGTCCGATTGTTAAAAAAGCGTACGACATCATCGACCCTGTACTGGATCAAAACCTGGCTCGCTGGGATGGATCCAAAGTTGATAAAGCTTTTGAGCTGGCGATTGAGTCCGTTGCCGATGGCCAGTTGACCGGCTCTGAAATCAAGCAGCTGGCGCTGGACATGGCGAAAAACTGGTTGCCCCAGGCTGCAGCCGATAAGGTCCGCGCTTTTGAAGCATCCGCTCCGGAACTCCATGCTGCTCATTTGATTGCCGCCAAGGTAGACGCTGCTTCCTGATAAAATAGTTTTTATTTACAGATTATGGCTGAAGGCGGCAAGTGGATTCAGGAGGCTACAAGTAAGCATCCTGGCGCCTTTTCTAAAAAGGCAGAGGAAGCAGGCATGACGACTGCTGAATATGCAGCCAAAGTCACCGCCAATCCTGACGAATATGATCCGAAGACTGTTAAACAGGCTAATCTCGCGAAGACCTTAACTAAGCTTCGTAAAAAGAAAAAGGGTTGATCTAAGTGGCGTTTTTCCCAAAAGATTTTTCTTCTCCCGCTGACCAAGCTTGGCGTTCTGGCAAAAGTCCCTATTCGGGTACTCTCGGCCCCAATAGAACTGCTGATCCCATTCGTGATCCCTGGGTGGCTGATATGAAGAAAAATCCGGATTACGCAAATTTTTATGCCAACCGCACATTTGTAGATGTTGCGCCTCAATCGCAAGCCAAGATTGATGCTGCATCTAAAACCGATCAGCCCAATTTCGGGAACCCTGGGGACCAGTCATTTGCAACTGCCTTTGCTAAAAATTACGCCCAAGCAATATCCCGTGGTTTAGTTGAAGAAGATCGTGCGGTAAGGCCGGGTAACTTAGCTAGACTTAGTTCAGAGTCTGCAACTTCTGGATCTAATGAAAGCGATCCAAATACTGCTGGTAAGTTTCCAAATCAAGGAGTGAAATTAGTATGATTACGGGTACTGCAACTCGACTAGCTGGTAAAGCCCTTGGAGACTTTTTAAAAGTAGGCTTGCCCGTAATTGGTTCCACCGTGGAACAGGCCGTTTTGAATAAACTGGTAGAAAAATATGCCCCCAGAGAAGTGCCCATTCAAGGACCACTTCCACGGCAATACAAAAAAGGGGTTACTTTAGGAACTGCCACTGAAACACCAGAGGCGGCAAGTTCAAAAATTGGGCAAATTGTTACAAAGCTAGGACCAGAAAACATTTCTAAATTTGCAGGTGCTTTTGCACCATTTGCAACAGTAGGTGCGGCACTTGCTGGAACCGGGCTCATCAATAAGGTTCTCCAGGGTCAGGAGAATGTTTATGCTCAGTCACAATATTCTCTCCCTCTTCGTCAATCTTCCACACCTGTATCATTTGCAAATCAGCAATACACGCCAGGGATGTCGCCGATGACGAATCAAACTGTTGCTGAGGCCATGTTGGAGCAACAAAAGTTTCAACATCAGCTGCAATTAATTAATGCTCGTCAATCTGCCCAGCAGGGGGTTGGTATTGCTGGCCGTACGACTAGTGGTGGTTTAGATATAATGGGCTTATCACAACAAATTTTTGCGCCGACTCAATATTAAATTATGGCTTCTTCATTTTTTGATTACAAGTCCGGCGGTGATTATAAATTTCCGGATTATTCTGACAAAATCGGCGATATTGGTAGCAATACCTGGGCTTATGAAAAAAATGCTCCGAGTTTTTTAAATAAAGGCAGTAAAACAGATTGGGGTGGTATCGCAAATCTTGGTGCAAATTTTCTGCAGAAATATTTGGACAAAGATCAAGATAAATATCGATCAGAGTTTTCCCGAACCCCCTTTAGCATGGGGGGAGTAGATACTCGTGGGTTTGGCGGAGGTCAGCTTCTTGAAAATCTATCGGTTTATAGTCCACCTCCTTCACACGCTCCTTATTTTATTCCCGGTGAAAGCGGTGGACCCTCTGGTGGACAAAGATTTGCACGCGCAGGTGCGGGAGCCCTTAAAGGCGCATTATCTGGTTTTGCGGTAGGCGGTCCCGTTGGAGCTGTAGTCGGTGCAATTGGCGGTGGTTTGTCTGGTGGTTTTGGTTGATTAATTAGAACTAAAATAACAATCAAGAAGGTTAAATAGTTATGCTTCCTCTCGCAGCGTTACTTCCAGTTGCCGGTGCAGCCATTGGTGGAGTTACAGGTTTTCGTCGTAGTGGCGGTGATTTAGGCGCGGCTGCACTCGGTGCTGGCCTTGGCGCCATGACTCCAGGCGGCTTCCGAATGGCAGGTCAAGCACTTGGTGCTGGACTTCTTGGTCGTTCCGCACTTGGTCAGGTTGCATTGTCTAAGGCCGCCAAGGGCGTAGCTTTAAGTCAAGCCGACAAAGCACTACTCGCCGCCCCAGCCGCCGCAGGTTTAGCTGCTGGTGGATTGGGTTTGATGGCCACCCCCGCTTTGGCTGGTAGCCCGGCTGCTGCTGTCGCTCAACCTGCGCAACGTGCTGCTGGTGCGGCCGGTGGGTTGGGGTTAGGTGCTATGCAACCTCAAGCAACCTATGAAACCGCTGGTGCCGTCCCTGGTGGACTGCCTGTTGGTGCTTCCCCTTACGGTACTGCCGCTGTTTTAGATCCCTCGGGTTCTTTTGGTGCTGGCCGTGCAGCACAACTGCTCGAAGGTGATGTGCAGCTTGCCAACATGCGCAAGATGATGCCCGAGCTGTTCAAGGCTGCCGAGGCACGCTCCAAAACTGAATTCCAGCGCCAAATGGCCGCAGCTGGTGTGCGTCAAAACATCTTGACTGCCGCCAACATGCTTGAGCGCAGTCAGCAAGCTGCCCAGCAAATGGGTCTGACTGCTGCTTCTCAAGCCGGTTCCGCATTAACCTCCCAATACCAGTACAGCTAATATGGCCGCAATCTGGAGCGATCCCGCGTCACCCTTTTACCAGAAAATTCCTGGCTTTGCAGTGGGTGCGCCCTTCCGGGGACCCGCTCCAGCTTTTGGCAAGGAAAAAACTCAGAAACTACCTCAGGTAACGATCCCTGCTACGGACTTTTCCAAAGTACCGTTTCCTATGGTTGGTACTGATTTTTCTACTGGGTTTCGCGATGTAGACCTGCAAAGCCAAACTGGTTCTGCAGTTCCACCAATGGACCAAGAGGTCAAAAAGTATTTAGATTTTTACAAGGCCATCAGCCCGATGCGGATGGCTGAGATGGAGCAGTCTGCACAGCTTTCTTCGCGTTTAACCCGTGAACAGCTCGCCTCTTTGTATCCTTACCTAAGTGCTGCTGGTGCGGAATCTACTGCACGAAACCTGGCTGCGAGCAAATCGTTCTTGGCCACTAAAGAACAGATGCCTAGTAACGTGCAGGCGATCATGGCCTCGAAGCAGAATCAAATGCTTCAAGCCGCAACTGGTGAAGCAGAGCGTCAACGTGCAACTGCCGCTCAGCAGGATGCCGCCAAGCGTTTTGCGGGTAGCTTTGCTGGCCAATACATTCAGGTTGCCTGAAATAAACCACGTTAAACTGAAAGCAGCGAGTCGTTAATTATGGGCGGATCACCACCACCTCCTCCTCCGACAATTGTTTATTCGCCACCTCCGCCGCCTCCGTCTGCTCCTACCCAGGTGCCGACCCAATCGCTGCAGACTCAAACTGCGTTGAATGAGGTTAGTGGTGCCCAACAACGACTCAACATGGAGTTGGGCGCTCAGTTGGACCGTACTAACGCCGAGTTCTTCGCCGGCCAGGATATCCGCCGTACTCAATCTGCTGGAGCAGAACAGCGTCTTACCGTTGGTAAAACCGGTGAAGAAGAGCGTGCAACTCGCGTCACCGCTGGCGAACAGGAACGTCTTGGCATTGGAACCACTGGCGAGCAGTACCGACTAGGGTTGGAAACCGCTGGCAAGGAACAGCGGACCACCGACTTGCAACAGGAGATGTTCCGGCGCTATAAAGAGCAAAGAGATTACGATCAGGCTCAACAGCAGTACCGAACATGAGAGACTGGATTCAAGGTTTAACTGATAAAGACCGAGAATCCTTTCTTACATTCTGCAAACGGACCAACTCTCCGATCCAAATGTACCTGTATTCCCGGTTCCTCGGGTTTACAGGTAGCATCGTTGATTGCGATGAGTGGTCAAAAAAAGAGTACAGAAAAAGAGACTTCAACGGTTTGTTGGAAATGGAGATCGACTCCATGCAGCAGGATATTGCCAAGCTGCGTGAAGCTATCGACATGGGGATGGTGAAGCAGGATATGGGCACCTCTCGGATTGCAATGATGCAAAAAGAGCTTCGTGGTGCGATCAAGCAACTGAATGACGAGAAAATTCTCCTCGATAAGCAGGGTTTAATCCTCGCTGGTGCGGACCGAGCGCTTCGTGAGATGCTTTCAATCTTCCGAGACGATCCAATTGAAGGCCCACTCCAAGAAGCCTCGATGGGTGTCTGGACAAAGATTCTGCAGGAAGAATCTTAAAAATCAGTACGCTATGCTACGGGCATGGCAGGTACGAATCTTTATAGCGTCTATCGGCGCACGGCTAGAGCTGCAGCTCAAAAACGAGTTGTCAAACACTCTTCGACCGTTGATGTAGATCGAGCACGTAAAGATTTTGGTTATTTCTGTGAGGTGGTGGGTGACAAGCCTCCAGCAGCTCACCACAAAGAGTGGCATCAATACCTATGTACAGGTGACGATAGCGAATGTTTGGTGGGCATTGCTGGCCCAAACGTAGATATTCTGGCGCCACGCGGCTCAGCAAAATCCACGGTATTAGGTTTGTTTACGGCTTGGGCGATTGGTATTCACGCTCTCGCCAAAAAACCACTCAAGATTCTTTATATTTCGTACACGGTAGATGTTGCTCGCCCCAAGAGTGCTGCCATCAAGCGAATCATTGAAGAGAGTAAAACTTACTCTGAAATTTTTCCAACTGTAAAAATTGCCAAGGGGATCAACTCCAACGAGTATTGGAGTATTGATTGGAAGTTTGCAGGTATCAAATCAACCGGTGAGGAAGAATTCACGGTTTGCTGTGCCGGTCTCAAAGGTGCCGTGACCTCTAAACGTTCTCACCTTTGTATCATCGATGACGCGATCAAGTCGGCCGATGACATTAAAAACAGAGATATTCGCGCCGCCATGGAGGATAACTGGAACTCAGTTATTGTGCCGACCATGTTTGAGGGTGGTCGAGCAATTTGTTTGGGAACCAGATTTCGGCATGACGATATACACAACTCGACATTTACTCCAGCTAATGACTGGATTCAAATTGTCCAATCAGCAATTACTGTAGATTCTGAGGGTGAGGAAATCTCGTACTGGCCAGCCCTTTGGTCCCTGGAGTATCTACAAGATCGTCGAAGACAGGCACCAATTGCGTTCAGCTTCCAGTATCAGAATCAAATTGTCCAAACCAGTGAGCTATCCCTGTCCCCGGACTTGATTGTTAAAGGCACGATCGGAACCCAGTTCGATTCCTTGGGCGTTGGTGTTGACCTGTCCGCCGGAATTCGAGAACAGAATGACTACACCGTCTTTGTGATGGGCGGACGAGTAGGCCAAAAGATTCACATTATCGACTGCAAACGAATCCGAATAATGGGGAACTTAGAGAAATTGGAAGCCTTGATGGAGATGATGGAAGAATGGGGTGTTGTCCACAAAGACAACGATAGGTATTTCCCAACCGGCAGCAACATTGATATCTGGTCGGAAGCTGTGGCTTACCAAGCATCTCTGGAGGCGGACTTCAAACGAATCTGTCTAGGCGACCACGGCCTGTACAACATGAACTGGCACGCGATCAAAGGATTTCGTGGGGACAAGGTGGCACGCTTCCGGGGCATTATGGGTCTTTTTGAGCAGCGGAAGATTATTTTTAACAAGTATCGGCGATTTGGCCCCCTCACTGATGAGATCGTCAATTTTGGTGTCAGCTCCCATGATGACTGCGTCGACGCCCTTGTTTGGCTTTGCAACGGCCTAATGACCCGAGGCAAACTGGAGCTTGAATTTTAAATTTGGGAGTAAATAGGGATAAAGTATTTTGGACCTAAACTAGGAGAATCCTTTTCCAATGTCCCCCAGCTACTACACTATTGAGCTTGAGCAGGACGCCTACGGCTCCGCAGTAATCCCTCTTCCCGACGAACTGTGCCACGATATGGCCCTTCAACCGAACGAACGCTTCGACGTTGAAGTTGAGGATGACACAATTACACTCAAACGCATTGCTGCTGGCTACGATATTGAAGAATAATCTTGAAGTCATCTAACTCATGAGCGATAGTCCTAAATCAGCACTCGACGCTATC